AACTGGTATTGGGATACCATGTTGGCTCTTAAAAAGATAAATCCTGGGGATGCCAGTCAAGTCGTTAGAAAGATTCAGTGGAAATCGGGTACCACATATGATATGTGGAGAAACGATATCACTAGAGATAATCCATCTCAACCTTCAGGTGCGTTTGATATCTATGATGCAAACTACTATGTTGTAAATAGAGAGTTTAAAGTTTATAATTGTCTCTTTAACAATGCTAATCCTGAAAATAGTTTTAGGGGTGGTCCTTCTCTTGACGAACCAAACTTTACTGATCTAGAGCCTAGAGAAGCAGGTAGTAGTGGAGATGGTTATATTTGGAAATATCTCTATACTATCAATCCCAATCAAATCATCAAGTTTGACGCTACCAATTATATGCCAGTTCCAACTGACTGGTTTACTAGTCCTTCTTATGATGCTGTAAGAGAGAATGCAAAAACTAGTGGTGAAATTAAAATTGTAACCATCAGGAATAGAGGAGTTGGTATTGGTACGGCCAACGTTACATATACTAGAGTACCAATTTTAGGTGATGGACGTGGGGCAGAGGCGACGGTTGTTATAAACAACGATGCAAAAGTTGAATCTGTAACTGTTTCTAATGGTGGTAATGGTTATTCCTTTGGGACTTTGGATTTAGAAAAGGGTGGAGTTCCAACTGGAACTGTAGCACCAGTTTTTAATGTCATCATTCCTCCACCAGATGGATATGGTGCAGACATCTACCGTGAGTTGGGAGCATATAATGTTCTTTCTTATGCTAGATTTGAAAATGATACCCAAAACCCTGACTTTATTACAGGTAACCAATTTGCCCAGGTAGGAATTGTTAAAAATCCTACCAATTACAACTCAACAACTTTACTTACGATTGATAAGGCTAGTGCTGTTTATGCATTAAAACTTGTTGGAACTGGATATAGTGAGGCAACCTTTGTTGCCGACTCCTTTGTTACACAAACTGTTGGTTTAGCTTCCACAGCTGTTGGTAGGGTTGTTTCCTACGATCAATCAACAGGTATTCTTAAGTATTGGCAAGATAGAACAACTGCTGGATTTAATACCAATGGTAGTCAAAACCCAGACCCGGTTTATGGATTTGAGCAATTACAATTTACAGCTGCTCCTCAACCACCGGGAAGTGTACAAATTATTCCAAATATTGGTAATACATTAAACATTGATACTCAATTTACCGGTGTCTCAACCACAATAAATAGTAGGACATATTACCTGGGTCAGGAATTCATATTAGGAGTTTCAAAACCAGAGTCCCAAAAGCGCTCTGGGAACATCATATATGTTGATAACAGGCCCTCTGTTACTAGATCATCTTCACAGAAAGAAGACGTTAAAGTTATCTTGCAATTCTAAGAGATATGCCACAGGAAACTAATCTCAATGTCGCTCCGTATTTTGACGACTTTGATCCTCAATCAAATTATTATAAGGTTCTATTTAAACCTGGTTTCCCGGTTCAAGCAAGAGAACTAACAGGTTTACAGTCTATTCTTCAAAATCAAGTTGAAGAAATGGGTAACCATTTTTTCAAAGAAGGTGCGAAGGTTATTCCTGGTGATTTAACGTATATTCGTAATTTTTATGGTATTCAAATTGAACCAGAGTTTCTAGGTATCCCTGTAGGTATCTACCTTGACCAGTTGGTTGGTACCACTATTACTGGTTCCACAACAGGTGTTACTGCAAAAGTTGTCACGTACATAACGGACCAAGAATCGGACAGAGGAGTATATACCCTTTATGTTAACTATGAGAACAATGCTACTTCAGATGAGGATCCTGATGTATTCTCAAGTAGTGAAGTTCTGACTACAAGCAAAAATATAACGTATGCATCTACCTTTATTTCTGCAGGAGAAGGATTTGCAACAACAATTCCACAGAATGCCTCTATTATTGGGTCGTCATTTAATATTGCACAAGGCGTATATTTCCTAAGAGGATACTTCGTCAATGTTAATGCTCAAACTCTAATCCTTGATCAATATAGTAATAGTCCTTCTTATCGAATTGGACTAGATGTTGTTGAGGAGATTATTTCTTCGGATGTTGATGAGAGACTAAATGATAACGCTCAGGGGTTTAATAACTTTACCGCTCCTGGTGCTGATAGACTGAAAATTACTCCAACACTTTCAAAAAAAGGATTTGGTAGTTTTGATGAATCAAATTTTGTACAATTATCTGAGGTAAAGGATGGTCTCCTTCGTCTCATTAACAAAAATACTGATTACAATTTTATCGGTGATGAGTTTGCGAGAAGGACCTTTGACGAATCTGGTAATTATTATGTCAAGGAATTTGTAACCTCTGTTAAGAACAGTCTTAATAATAATCAGGGTAATAGGGGTATCTATAATACCAACCAGACTACTCAGTCCGGTGCTACCCCTAACGATGATTTGGGAATTTATAAGATATCTCCAGGTAAAGCATATGTAAAAGGATATGAAGTAGAAACAATTTCTCCTACCCTTGTAGACTTTACAAAACCTAGAACAACTAAACAGTTAGAGAATCAGGCTGTTAACTTTGGTTTTGGTCCTACGTTGAACCTAGACAGAGTTACAGGTTCTGCTACTATTGGTATCAACACATCACTCACAGTTAGTTTGAGAAGTGATAGAATTGGTGTCAACTCATTGACTCCTGCTGGTCAAGAGATTGGTATTGCTCGTATCTATGATTTTGTCCTTGAGACTGGTGGATATGACGTAAGGTTACCTAATACAAATGTATGGGATCTATCTCTCTTTGATACACAACTATTCACGACAATTGAGCTCAACGAACCAGTTAGTCTGGATGTATCTACATTTATTAAGGGTGAATCAAGTGGAGCAAAAGGTTATCTCAAGACAGCAGTAACTAATTCTACTACTCTTACCGCCTATAACGTAGAAGGTGACTTTTTCAAAGGTGAAAGACTTATTTTTAATAACACTCTTGATAATACAAGATTTGTTGTAGGTGATAGAAACTTTTCGATGTCTGACGTTAAGTCAGTCTTTAGTATTGTCGGAACTGCAGCAACTTTTACTGGTGATACTATACAATCACTTAATCGTAACTTTGGTCCTGCTAACGTATCTGCCGCTTCGGGTAGTGAGTCACTGATTTCTATTCCCGCCGATCCTGGATTTTCTTTCGTAGGTATTGTTACTACTGGTAATATCATCAGATATTCTAAACCTGGATTTGATATTGCAACTTTGAATAAAGTTACAGGTGTAGGTAGAACAAATATTACTGTAGAAGCTGTTACTTCCGTTGATGGTGTATGTGATGGTACTATCCCAACTTCAGTAACAAATGTCCAGAATTTTCAACTCCTTCAAACAAGAGGAACAGGGAATGTCGGGTCAGGTAACTTGGCTAATAATGAAGCTATCTACAGTATCTTCCCTAAACTTAATGTTTCAGCGGTAGACCTTATTGATAGTGAACTCATTATTAGAAGACAATATACAACATCTATAACTGTTGTTGGGGGTGAAGGTTCCACTCCAACTATCAACGCAGAATCCAATGAGGTCTTTTTACCTTTTGATGAGGAAAGATACACACTCATTAGGTCAGATGGTGGAACAGAAATTCTAACCTCGGATAGATTGGAGTTTACTAATGGTTCTCAATCACTCCAAATCAATGGTCTAAGTGGTGGTGCTGATACAGACACTAAGCTTATCACTACAATTAGAAGATCTAATATAAAATCAAAAACAAAGATAAGAAATATATCTCAGAGTTTAATTATCAACAAATCAAGTAAATCGGCGTCGGGTACCGGTACTACTACTTTGAACGATGGACTTACTCCTGGAAATTGGCCCTATGGAACAAGAGTTCAGGATGAAGAGATTTCATTGAATGTTCCTGATGTATATAATATCTACGGAATCTTTGAATCGGAGAATGATAAAGACCCCACTTCTCCATTTATGACACTATCTTCACTGGATGGTATCACGGCTACTACCAATGACCTAATTATTGGTGAGGTATTGGTAGGAAAAACTAGTGGTGCCAAGGGTGTCTATCTTGAGAAACTTGACGATACCTCAGTATACTTCTGTTATTTGAATGATTCTACTTTTGCTAATGGAGAAGTCGTTACTTTTGAGTCCTCTAGTGTAAACGGAGTATCTGCTAATGTAAAGGTTGGTTCTCAAAATATCACATCAGATTTTAAATTCTTTAACGGTCAAAAGCAGACCTTCTACGATTACTCTAGAATTATTAGAAGATCTAAAGCTCAACCCCCATCCAGAAAAATTCGTATTTACTATGCATCATCATCCTATGATCCGGCGGATACTGGTGACCTCACGACAGTAAATTCATATGTTGGTTATAGTTATGGAGACGAGATCCCATCAGTAAATGGTACTAGAAATTCTGATATTATTGATGCAAGACCTAGAGTTGCAAACTACCCAGTGGTACAGGGTGGAAGATCACCTTTTGAATTTGAAGGAAGAAATTTTGTAAATCCTAATCAACAGTCTTCACCTCACATCATTGCATCTGATGAGTCAACAACTCTTGGATATAACTATTATCTACCTAGGGTTGATAGAATTTATATTAATACTGATGGTGCTATTGGTGTTGTGTATGGTGCCCCTGACGATCAACCAAGACTTCCTGATAGTTTGAGTAATGTGATGAACATTGCTAATGTATATCTACCACCATATCTTTATAATGTTGCCGACGCTACAATTCAATTTATTGATCATAAGAGATATCAGATGACCGATATCTCCAAGCTTGAGCAAAGAATCAAAAATCTTGAATATTATACATCATTAAGTCAACTTGAAACTAATACATTAAACACATTTGTTGCCGATAGTAATGGACAGAATAGATTCAAGGCTGGTATTTTTGTAGATAACTTCTCCAGTACCGATCCTCAAGATTTATCTGTAGGGGTTAGAAATAGTGTTGATGTAACTAATGGTGTTTTGAGACCTTCTCATTATACTACGGGTCTTAATCTTCAACTAGGAACTACTGCCATTACTGGTATTGGTACCACGTCTAATGCTAACCAGGACGCATCTTTTGCTCAAATTGTTGGTGCGAATGCAAAAAGAACTGATAGTATTGTCTCCCTTGATTATACTGATGAACTTTGGTTACAACAACCATTTGCAACTAGAGTTGAAAACGTAACTCCTTTCTTAGTTCAATTCTGGCAAGGAGATATTGACCTTGTTCCTGAGGTAGATATATGGATTGATACCAATAGGCTTGAGATCAATCAAGTAATGATGGAAGGTTCCTTTAGAGGAGTTGCCGAAGCACTAAATGCTGAAATTACAACTGCTGCTGATGGTTCTAGATCGGGTGTAGCTCCTGTCATTTGGAATTCCTGGCAAACGGTAGGAATTGATATGGATATCTCCCTATCTAATGATACTACTTCATCATCTACTAGTGTTAGTAATACAGAATCCGACACTGTTGCGACATTCCAAGGAGGAGGTACGTTACTTACAACTACCAATGTAACTACAACAGATACCCTCGATGTAACCACAAATAATGTTGCTGCTACTACTGCAACTAATCTTTCACAGACTAGAGATGGTAGACAGTTCTTTGTTAATGAACAAATTGATACTGAATCTCTTGGCGACAGAGTTGTAAGAAGAGAGATCATCAACTTCATGAGGATGCGCAATATCAGCGTCATCGGTACAAGATTGAGACCTTACACAAGAGTCTATTCCTTCTTCGATGAGGTAGATGTAAACAACTACGTATCACCCAAACTGCTTGAGATCGAGATGATCAATGGTACGTTCCTGGTTGATGAGGCTGTAGTTGGTGCTATGAACGATGGTGGATCTCAAATCACCAATGGATCAACAGTTCCATCAATTAGATTCCGAGTTGCTTCATGTAATCATAAGTATGGTCCTTACAATGCACCTACTGACACGTATGTTAATAACCCATATAACAGAAATATAGAAATTCCTGCTAGCTACTCGGCTTCTTCTACTATCCTTAATGTGGATACATTTAGTCTACAGTCTCAGGATGCTCCTGAGTTTAGTGGTTGGGTGTCAAATTCAATGATTTTGACTGGTCAGTCAAGTGGTGCTCAAGCAAGAATTGTAGATGTTAGATTGGTCACTGATAGAGTTGGTACCATCATTGGTTCATACTTTGTTCCAACTCCAGATAATCCTGCTAACCCAACATTCGAGACTGGTAGATCTACGTTTAGACTTACAAGTAGTAGTGTCAATTCTACTCTTGAGGGTATTGTTACTACTGCTGCAGAAGAGATCTTCTATTCACAAGGTGATGTTGACGTAACACAAGAGACTACATTGTCTCTGAGAAATGCGAGTGTGAGAAGGGAAGATTCTACTCAGACTAGAATTATTGGTGCTAATGCAAGATCTAATACTATTCAGATCTTAGATACTGATACAACAACAACTACCACTACTACTGTTGATACTGTCTTTATAGCTCCACCACCACCGCCTCCGTCACCACCATCACCTCCACCTCCACCACCACCGCCGCCACCGGAGATTGACCCTCTAGCGCAGACATTCTTTGTGGATGAAAGTACGGGTGTCTTCATTACTAAAGTGGATATATTCTTCCTTACTAAAGATGAGAATATTCCGGTTCTCTTTGAGATTAGAGAAACTAATCTTGGAACACCATCTGCTGTAGTTTTACCATTCTCTCAGGTATCAGTTGATCCACAAGATATACTACTTAGTGATGATGGAAGTGTCGCTACAACTATTACGTTGAAAGCACCAGTATATCTTAATCCAGGAACTGAATATGCTCTAGTCCTTATGTCTCACTCTAGTGAGTATAGAGCATGGATCAGTAGACTTGGTGAGGCCGATGTAACAACATCTGGAGAGGCGGAAAGTGCACAGGTTCTAGTTACAGAACAACCACTTCTGGGGTCATTGTTCAAGTCACAGAATGCATCTGTATGGACACCTTCTCAGTATGAGGATCTTAAGTTCAATCTGTATGTGGCCAACTTTAAGTCACAGGGTACGGTATCCTTCTTTAATCCACCTCTTCCTACCGATTTGGCTAAGGTTGATCCTAATGGACTGACTATTAGGTCTAGAGAAATTAGAGTTGGACTTGGTACAACTGTAGCCGATCCAGATCTTCGGATAGGTAATACTGTTTTACAACAGGGTATTGGTGCAGAGGGTACTCTTGTAGCTATGGCTGGTTCAGTGACTGGTAATTACACCATCACTAATGCTGGTGTTGGTTATACTCCTTCATCAGGATCCTTTACTTACACTGGTGTCGCTTTGACTGCCATCACTGGTAAAGGTATTAATGCCACTGCTGATATCACCATTAATAATGGTAACGCTACCGCAGCTGCAGTCAATGCAGGGGGTTCTGGTTATGTCATTGGGGATGTTCTCACACCCGTTACGGTCGGGGATGTCAATCTCGGTTCTGGTATTCAACTTTCTGTAGATGCAATTCTTGGTAATAATACACTAGTTTTGGATGATGTTCAAGGTAACTTCACTACCAACTCGGCTTATCCGTTATATTTCGTAAACAATGCCGGTATTACAACTGAACTCAACACAGCTCAGTCTAATCCTGTAGGTGGTGATGTTATTCCTCAATCACCTATTGGTGTTGTCAACCCAGGCACCTATATCAAGGTGTTCCAAAGAAACCACGGTCTCTATTCTAGTGTAGACAGAACCGTCATTAGTGGAGTTAGAGCCGATACTGTTCCTACCACTCTGGCTCAAGAGTATGGATTTGATACTACATCATTCATTACTCTAACTGATTTTGCTGCTGAATTCTTGACATTTGAGAATATTGGTGTTGCAGGAACTAATCCAGGTTATCTAAAAATCGGAGAGGAAATCATTGGTTACACGGGCATCAATGGAAGAACCCTTACAGGTATTACTAGAGGGGTAGATAATACTGTTGTCTCAAATCATGCTCAAGGAGAACTGGTTTACAAATATCAGTTAGATGGTATTTCTCTAAGAAGAATTAATACCACCCACCTTCTGGCCAATGTCAATCAGTCAGAATTGGATGAGCAGGCTATTGGTCTTGATTACTATTATGTTGATGTTCAAACGAATGCTAATGGAACCAATAGGGCCCCTGGTAATGCAGCCGGTTTCCCACCACTTTACTTCAATAAAGATAAGACTGCTGGTGGTCCTTTCGTTAAGGCTCAGTACAACTTACCATTCAACCTCATTACTCCCAAGATCACTACGATTACTCCACTTGGAACTAATATAATCGCTCAGTCTCGAACTATTACTTCAACAAGTGTTGACGGTAATCAAGAGTCTTATTTGGATGGTGGTTACAAACAAATGAACATCTACAATAAGAACTATTTTGATGGGATGATGATGATTGCCTCCCCTCAAAATGAGGCTATTCAATTGAACGACGAGATCTACCCTGGCAAGAAATCATTCACTATGGTCTTTACCATGACGACTAATAATCCAAGAATTAGTCCTATGATTGATCTTGAGAATGCATCTGTCGTTTATACGATGAACAGAATCAATCAACCAGTATCCGATTATGTTCAGGACTTTACTGTCAACGGAACAGAAGATGATCCTAATAGGTTCTTCTATGTTACTAAGAACGTAACTCTTGAGAATCCTGCAACATCTTTGAGAGTACAACTTGATGCATATTGCTCAAACTTCAATGATGTTAGAGTATTCTATTCACTAGATCAAAATGTTCCTGTAGAGGAAGCAATCTTTGTTCCATTCCCTGGATATAAGAATATTGATTCTAATGGTGCAATTCTTGACATCTCTCAAAATAATGGAACCTCTGATATCAAAGTTCCTAAGGTTGATGCATATGATACTGAACCACCTATCAATGAGTATAAGGAGTATACATACACCATTGATGAGGTTAAGGCTTTCAAGTCCTTCAGGATTAAGATTATCGGAACCTCATCTAATATGGCGACGGTACCAATGATTAGAAGCCTAAGAGCTCTCGCGTTTGCATAATGGATTACTTACCTGTAGAAGGAATGGATGGTTATTTTAGAAACATCCATTCTGGTGCTATTATTAACAAAAATAATAATGAATATGAGTCCTATGTAACAAGTAGGGATCAGATGAATTCTGATAGAGAAAAGGTTCAAAGTCTTCAGTCTGAAGTTGGAAGCATCAAATCTGATGTTGATGAAATTAAATCTATGTTAAATACCATCACTGATTTATTAAATAAATAGACAATATAGGTCTCTAAGATGAAGCCCAGCAGTAGACAAGAATTTACCGAGTACATTCTAAGGCAATTGGGTGCTCCTGTATTGGAGATCAATGTCGCTGATGAACAGGTACAAGACTGTATTGATGATGCTCTCCAGTTTTGGCAAGAGAGACATTATGACGGTGTAGTTCAAGTATTTCTGAAATATCAGATTACTGAGGATGATGTAAAAAGAGGTCTTGCAATTCCACCAGTCACACCAGACAGGGGTCTAGGGAGTGTCGGTATTGTGACTACCCAGGCAACTACAAATATTGTAGGTACAGCCACCACATTTAAGTATTACGAAAATAGTAACTATATTCAAATGGATCCCGGTGTTATTGGGGTCAATAAAATTTTCCAATTTGATTCTGCACAGTCACTGAGCATGACAAACATGTTCAGTTTCAAGTATCAGATGTTTATGAATGATTTGTACTATTGGGGATCAACTGATCTCTTATCGTACTCTATGGCTATGTCGTATCTGGAGACGATGAACTTCCTCCTGAATACACATAAACA